TAGCCGTCAATAGGAGTAAACGTAACAATAATCTTAGCATTCCTTGTAGCAAGGCGGAAGCGAAGAGTAGTGAGCAACTCAGGGCCAATAAGATACTCGTCACACCAAGCGCCGATGTTAAGCCAAAGAGGTTCACGGCTGCCCAGCTCCGCGCCTTCCAAGATGGTGTCGTTGTTGAGGAATTGTGCATAGGTTTTGAAGATTATGTGGCTACGAGTACCGGGCAGGATGAGACTGCTCTTGGAGAAACCATTCTTGCGTGTGTAGCTGATGTTCTCTTCCGCGCTTAGGGTTTTCTTACGCAGCTCCTCTGGCAAGGCATCATAGATGGCACTCTGTTGCTGACGGATGGACACATCCGCATTCTGGGCAAAGCACATGATGACACTACCCGGATTCTCCATCGCAGCCTTAACGACAGCCGTAGCCGCCCATGTCGTCTTGGAAGACCGATTGCCGCCGCTTACAAGCAATTCGTTAAACTCCCCCAGTAACTCCTCCGCCTTCTTCCAATGAGGCAGCTTAAATCCATAGCGATAGGGGTCACGCTGACTATTCTCAATGGCCTGATGGTAGATGTCGAACAAATTGGCCAAAGCCTCTGGCTTCATCCGCGCCATCTCCTCATTCGTAGGAGGAACTAATATGGGATGCTTCTTCCAGATCATGGATTGTTAGCCATCCACATTGAAATGTAACGCTGCTTGTCGTCCTCACTAAACGCCGTGCAAGCAATTAGCGCACCCATGAAACTCTTGTGCTTTTTAATGAGACGCTTCTGTGCCAAGATTTTTCTAACGGTGATGTTGCTGCCATTCCGACTAGCCCAAGCGTGGGTGAGGTTGTTGCGCCAAATGCTATGCCAGCCAAAGTTTCCTGCCCAGCACTCAGCCATCTCATGCCACATTTGCTGGATGGTGATTTCCTCGCACTTCTTGGCCCACAACAAAGGCTCTGGCACTTCTCCTGTACCTTTGCTTTCTTTCTTAATGAAAGCCTTCAGGTCTTGATCGCTTACGGAATACTCAGGCCAGCGGTATCTATCAACCAGCTTGGACAAATGAATCCTCAGTTCTTCGTGTTTCTTTTTTAGTTTCATACGTTGATGGCTTCCTTCTGAAGCGCGGCCCTAGCATCCTCAATGGCCTTCATAGCATCCTCTAGGCTTGGCTTACCCGCCTTGTGCTCAATGACCATCTTGTTCTCTCCTAGAGCCTGCATACCCTTATCCACGGCTATACCGTAGGACAGGGCCAAGTCTTTGACGTTCACCTTAGCCAAGGCATCTGGATTGTCCGCCAGCATAGCCATCTTCTGTTTCATCAGAAGCCTAATGCCCTCAGCCATCTCAAAGCCATCAGCCGCTAGTTGCTTCTTCCTAATGTCAATGGCAAGCTCATGCCTAGACTTCACCGAGCTTATTTGATTGAAGCTCCAACCCGTGCTATCCGCCACCTCCTGCCATGTACTCCCATCCGCCAGAAGCTCTAAACACAGCATAGCCTTAGTTGGCTCTCGCGCTTCTAAGGTGCGACTATCCGCTTCCACTATGGAAGTAAGAAAAATCGTGCTCTCTTGATCTTCAGACATTTGCTATTGTTTAACTAAAAATTAAAAGAAACTTGTAAAAGAAAGGGGGAGTGTGAGGGGGAAAACAAACACTTGTCAAGTTCTTTCTGGTAATGAAGCCAATAGTGTAACAAAATCTTGCAGAGTTTGTTACAATAACATAGTTGTACACGTTTCTTAAACATAGATGGGAAAGTGACGTTTCCTATGCACTTCCTAACAAATGGGATGATCTGGTAGCTAGTAGGGGGCACCCTTTGGAATATTTTTTTAAGGGTCGATTCTAACCAATTAACAATCCACCACCCCCCACGCAAACGAACCCCCTCCCCCCCTAGGTATGCGTGCGCGTGCGCGTGTACGTCTATACGGGCGCGTGCGGGCGCTAAGGCGCGTGCGTTAGTGCGTGCGCGTTAAGACGGGCGCTTGGATAGATGCAAATGACTACTCAATAAGGCTATTGTAAGGGTTTGTCAATAAGGAAACGGGCTCGGGCCATCGCGTGAAGGGTTTATCGTAAGGGAGAGAGAATGGATTCTGGCAGGTTGAGGTTCGGTTAGGTTGGTTTGGGTTCGGTTAGGTTCCGGCTTTCTGTTTTCGCGTTTCGAGAAAATGGAAAATGCGGCTAGCTTTGGCCTCTAGTGCTTCCCGTGTCTCCCTTCCTTTGCTTCCTACTGTTAGGGGATGAAGAGGCCGCCGATTGCTTTTCCTTTCCCTGTGCGTCTGGTTCCCTTATTTACTTCGTTGAGTGTTATGGAAGCGCGAATTTTAATTCGTTCGTGTTTAAGTGAGTTGTGAAACGTTTTACGATTTTCGTTGAGTTTCTTAAACGTATCTACATTCTCATTTCCATCGAAGGCAAAACGCCGACGAACAAACAAACATAAAACAAAATGATCACTGCCTCAATATCCGCTAGCGACCCACGATCAGCGAACATTTACAACAAGGGGCTTCGCGTTGCCTCGGTTGTGTTCGTGGTTAATTGGCCAATTGCCGCAAGTCTGCGCGCTCAACTGCTCAACGGTTTCAAATCACTCAAACAAGCAAAAGCATTTTGCGCCGATAATGGCCTTGCATGGTTTAAGTTGGCGCAAGGTTAATCGCAACCAATAAACAATAAACAAATAAATCAAATGATCACCACAGAAAAGAAAGACGTCTATTCGATTATCACGGAGCGCATTGTTTCCCAATTGGAAGCGGGAACGGTGCCTTGGCGCAAACCTTGGAAGGCGCAAAACGGCGGCAACCCTGCAAACTTTGGAAGCCGCAAAACCTATCGGGGCATCAATTGGTTCCTTTTATCCTTTGCCCCTTATTCGTGCCCCTTTTGGCTTACTTATAAACAAGCCGCTGAATTAAATGGCACCGTACGCAAGGGCGAAAAGGGCACGCCGGTAGTTTTTTGGAATTGGGTTGACAGCAAAACGGAGAAAGACGCTAGCGGAAAGCCGAAGAAAATTCCTTTTCTGAAATATTACACCGTGTTTAATGTTGAGCAATGCGACGGGATTGATTGGAAGCCCGAAGCAATTGATGGGGCGGCTTTCAATCCTATTTCAGAGGCGGAAAAGATTGTTTCCAATATGCCAAGGGCTCCGAAATTAGGGCACGGCGGGGACAGGGCATATTATCGTCCCTCAACTGACAGCGTACAAATGCCATTGGCTGAAACGTTTGACACGGCGGGGAACTATTATTCAACCCTTTTCCATGAATTGACGCACGCAACGGGGCATGAAAGCCGCCTCAATCGGAAAGGCGTTGCAGAGGTTGCGGGGTTTGGCTCTGAAACCTACGCGAAAGAGGAACTAGTCGCGGAAATGGGCGCGGCTTTCCTTTGCGCGTTTTCGGGGATTGAAAACACGATTCCCGCTTCCGCCTCTTATATTCAGGCTTGGCTTGGAAAACTAAAGGAAGATGCCAAGCTAGTAGTTTATGCAGCGGCTCAGGCTCAGAAAGCCGCCGACTTTATCCTTGGGAAGATGGAAGAAACGCACGCCGAGTAATTAACCCTTAAAACCCATCCCTTGCCCTGCCTACTCTTCGGAGAGGCGGGGTTAAGGCGTTGAAAACTTATGGAAAACACACAAAAAAAACTACCTCGCGGCTCCTATTGGGCCGCTGTTGATAATCGGGGCCGCCAAGTTTGGGGCGATACGGTCAAGCGCAACGTCGAACGGGCCGCAAAGGGATTGTTTAAGATTGTAGCCATTGCTAAAGCGGAGGGCGTAAAATGAAAGTGGGAATTGATTATGTTAAGTCCCTTGCAATACAAGACGAATATAGGGCGGCCCATTGCAATCATGGGGAAGAGTTTGGCACCTATTGGCACCCAGAGCATCCCAACAGCAATGATTGGTGCATAACGCTCTATCGCGTCTGTGAGTCTTTGGTTTTTGCGACAAATGGCGATCCCGTTTGGGACAATTGCGACGAGTTTTCTGCTCTTTTGGCTGAATATGGCATTAATATCGAGGAGGCGCTTGCCGAATGAAACGCACTCTCTTTATCCTTTGCCTTGCCGTGTCTGCCTTGCCCGTAAGGGCGGGGCTTTGGGAGGCAGTCTGTGCTGTTGAAAGCAATGGAAACCCTCGCGCCGTGGGTGATAACTCCTTAGCCGTTGGAATTGCCCAAATTCACCCCATAATGGTGCGCGAGGCTAACAGGTTGGCGGGCACAAAATACACTCTCGCGGATCGGCTTGATCCCGTGAAATCAAAAGCTATTTTCACCATCTATGTTGAACACTACGGCAAAGGGAAAAGCTTAGAATATAAAGCGCGACTGTGGAATGGCGGGCCAACTGGCCCAAAGAAACAAGCAACACTAAAATATTGGAACAAAATAAAAGCAAAATTATGAATAACATAGAATTAAGAAATTTAGCTGTGAGTTTTCACATTAACAGCCCAAATCTTCGTCATGGAGGCGTATGGGATGCCATATCGTCACTCGGCGGAGACGTTGCAATTCATTATGGACGGTTTCTGGAGATATCTTCTTCGCATAAAAATAAAAGTGCGAGAGCCAGAAATCAAATTGCCATTTTGATAAACAGGAAAGCGGAAGGGAAAGTATGAGCATCAAAAAACAAAACCGTGTGAGAATCCCACCCATTGTAATCTCAGCCACGACTAAGAAGAAGATGGATGCTTGGCGTATTCAATTCGGCGTACCTCATGGCCGCATTGTGGACGCCATGCTTCAGCACGTTGAGCATGATTACAAGTTCATGCTGCCTCTGGCTGGGCGTAGGCGGAGCTTGGCCCTGAGCCTTCAACCCTTTAGCAAGCAGGTTTAACCGTGCTTTTTTCAGCAAGTGGCAGTCTTTACCCTTACAAGCCGTCAAATAGCCTTAAAACGCAAGGAATGGCGGTTTAATGGGGTGTCTAGTCACTAATTTATGATAGGTTAAGCCCCAAAAACGGGCTATAATACCAAATATAATATGCAAACCGTGAAACTGACCGAAAAAGAAATTGCCGACATAGACTATGCAGTAAACGCAATTTATAAGCAAAGCACAAAGGTGCCGTTTAAGCCTGTTAAGGAGCAACCCGATAGTTCACCCATAAACATCCAACCAAATATAATATGCAACACATGAAAACAATAGCGATAGTGTTCTCCGTAGCAATAGCCGTTGGCATCATCTTGCCAATCATTTTCTATTGCAGTTTCAATAGCTTCTGGAAATCATGGGAGGATGACAACGATGCAGACAGGGAGTAAGTAGAACTCCCCATAAAATAGTTTGCCGGAATGCTTGACAAAGAAAGTGTGATAGTATCTCTTCGTTGAGTAGCTGTACTAGAGCTCAAAGGTAAATCTATTTTCCGATCAGTTGATGATTGGGTCATCCATAGAAAGCCCCTTGGTACTAGTACTGCCAAGGGGCTTTTTGTTGCCCAGAAAGCAAGACGTACCGTTTCGGGGACGTATAAGCCATGATGCACCGAACGCCTGAAGCGGCGATACTCAGCTTTGCTAGGACAGCGCGAAAATCCGTTCCCCAACTTTGAAGATTCGAGGGAGGGCGGTATGGAACTCTCTCAGGAGGATCATTTGGAAGCTAAGCGCATACCGAAACCCTGATTCTTTTAGGGCAATGCAAACGGGAAACCAGACCATAGCCTAACGGCCTATGGAATCTTCTCTGTTGGATATTTGGAAGCTTTCTCTAGGCGCGGACTGTGAAGCGCCGAGAGCAAAGAGAAAAAAACAAAGAAAAAACTTGCTACGAGTAAAACAAACCTACAAAACAAACAAGAAAACAAAAACATGACTAAAGAAAAACTTAAAGAACTAGAAATCATTTACGAACAGAAACGAGCAGCGTGCATTTGGGTTTCGGGTATATTTGAACAGGCTTTAGACGAACGCCTAGCAGCTTTCGATGCGTGGCAACAAGCCGTTAAGAAATCTAAAGCCAAATAATTTTATGAAAGAACTACTACTCAAACTAGCGTTACAAGAATGTGCGAAGCGTGGCATTGGCCGCGCAATGCGCTCCGAGGCGGAAGCCTTAACAGAAAACATCCTGAAAATAGTGGACAAAGAAATTGACGAGCTCAAAGAAAAGATTGCCGAGCTTGAACATGAAGTGGAAAACTTAAAGGAATCTAATGATCGACACAACAGCCAGCCGCTGTCTTGATTTGATTGCTCGCCATGCTCCGCGCTTGATGCGTGAGGGTGGCGGGATGATTGAAGAAGACAGGAAAACAAACAAACTATCCAAGAAAACAATTGAGAAAATTGTTGCCTTACGACAACAAGGACTAACGCTCCTAGCCATCAGTGAAGCCATTGGCTTCTCTAAGAGCGCCGTTCAGGTGCATTGCTCAAAATACAAACATGAATAAAGAAGAACAAAGAATGGCCATCGCGATCCTAGTGTGTGGTTGGAAGCCAAATCCATTTGAAATGGATATGTGCGGTCAAGTGCTTCCACAATCGCCTCCCGACTACCTCAACGACCTCAACGCTATGCACGAGGCCGAGGCACTTTTAGACCGTTACGAGGCAAAACTTTTTGAAGAAAAACTATTTAATATCCTTGAGTCTGAGGTAATGCACACAGGTGAGTTTGCTTTAATTCACGCCAGCGCCGCGCAACGCGCCGAGGCTTTGCTTAAAGCCTTAAACCTTTGGAGGAACGCATGAACGCATCCGAAATTATGAACAATGTGCGCTACCTGCTTAATAAGCATTACGCGATTTATGCCACGGGATTTGCCACGGGCATCAATGAAAAGGAATACAAGTTCAGGAAGCCCATCACAGCCAAGGAAGCATTAGACGTTTACACCGACCATCTGGCGGGTATGACTTACAAGCAAATCCAAAAAAGAAGCGGGCTTTCTCAGCCTTCAGTCTATCGTCTAATCCAACAGAACAGAGACAACAACAACCCAACACTAGAGAACATTAGCTGGAGGAAACCAAAGAAAATAAAATGAATACACCAGAAACCAAATCAACGCTCGAAAGCTGTAACGGTGCATTATCACTAGACCCTTCGCTGAGTTTCAATCATGCGAACCGCGAGGTGTTACGCATCACCCACGATGGGCGTATGATTAAGGGCGAAGGTTTGTCTTGGGAGGAGGCCACGCAAGAAGCGGCAAAACTGTTGATCGTCTCGTTTGAGAAGGAGATTCAGAAGATGGTGGATGAGCGCATAGCCGCCATGAAGGAGACTAGCAAATGAAACCAATCAACAAATACGTTAACACCTAACATTTATGAACGGAAAAGGCGACAGAAACAGGTCTTGCACTCCAGAGTATCGAGACAACTATGATTTAATTTTTAGGAAACAAAAAAACAAACCATGCAAACAGAACAAATCTTCATCGGAGCTTGCCTCGCAAACCCCGAACTCATCGACGACGCCATCAGTGGAGGACTCTCCAACGCGGCCTTCTCCGATCAAATTTACTTATCGCTCTGGCAATCTCTGGTAGGGCTTAGGAGTAAGGGACAGCTCACAGACAGTAGCTCGGTTTATATGGCTATGGGCGAACAATGCCCAGCCCTTTCTCTATTTGAGTGCGAGAAAGCCTGCAACAGCTCCATCACAGGCAAGAAAGCCCTAAAGAAACTAATATGGGAAGGCCAACTAGCTGTCCTTAAGCCTGCCCTTCAGGATGCGATTGCGTGCATTTCTAGGGGCGGGAAGGCAGAGGAGGTTGCAAAGGCCGTAGAAGGGCTGCAAGGCCTCTTAAAACCCACAGAAAGCGAGGCTCCGAGCCTTGAGCAGCTTATTGGGGAGGTGAAGCTATGGGCCGAGCAGGAAATTGCGGGCACCAGAGATAACAAGGACGTTGTAACAACGGGCCTACCCAGCTTCGACAGCCTGTGCCAGCCCATTGAAGCCCATGAATACGTCGTGGTTGGAGCCCGCACCTCCATTGGCAAGTCCTCGTTCATGTCCCAGATAGCCAGCCACAACCTCAATCGCGGCCTACGAGTAGCCTACTTCACTCTAGAAACCTCGGCTAACGCAGTGGTTAAACAGATTGCTGGACAGCGTTCGCGGGTCAACCTACGCAACCTCAATCGAGAGTTTGCCGACAAGCAAGCCGACTACTTCAAGGAGCTCAAGCGACTGTCCACTCAGCAGCTTAGGGTGTTCGACAAGGACATGAGCATTACTCAAATTGAGAATCGTTGCCGCTTGCTTGCCGCTTCTTGGAAGCCTCAGCTTGTCATCCTTGACTACCTTGGGCTAATTCGGGGTACGGATGGCTCGGCCTACGAACGCATGGGCCAACTGTCCAAGGCTATGATACCGCTACGCAAGACGGTGGGCTGTGCTCTCATCGTCGCGGCCCAGCTCAATCGTGGCAACGAACGGGAAGACAGAGCTCCTAGCCGTACAGACTTCCGTGACGCTGGCTCCATTGAGGAAGACGCTCATCGCATCATCGCGCTTCACCGTCCTAGCAAGTCTCACAGCGGTAGCCCACAGGAACTCGGACAGTCCACCTACGACTACGAACTCTTGCAACTCAAGCTACGCGATGGCCCACTTGCATTCTCTCGCATTAAGTATTTTGCCAACCACACATGGTTTTATGAAGAATCAAATTGATCTTTTCGGAAACATTATTAGCATAGAACACGCTACGGAAAAGCCAGTTATAAAAGATACAGAAGAAAAACCAAAAAAACAAGCAGAAAGTGCTTTACAAACAATCACTCCTTACACAATCTGCAAGGAGAGCAGAGATATAACTTGGATAATAAACACACAAACATGAACATCAGTTACGAAAACACGCGAGCGTTAGGCATCGGCGAGAAAGTACTTCCCACCGATTTTTGTTACATCGAATCCGACTGCAACGACAAAGCACCCTACCTGTCCTACGTTGATGAGCCCGAAGTTGGCCACATCGTCACAGGCGAGGAGTTCTACGAATATCGTCGTTCCCTCCAAGGCGACCCCTATGAGGCAATGTTTGCCGAGCTGGGCCTAGTGACAGACGTAGCCAAGGAAGCCTTTCGCGTTTGCTGCGAGAACATCCAGCTCATGGACAAGAAGCAACAAGACTATGGTTCCAACAACATCTCAGCCTTTGGCGAGTTTGGTGTCATCGTTCGCCTCAATGACAAGATGGAACGCCTCAAGAACTTAAACAAAATGCCTTCGGTGAAGAACGAATCCATCGAAGACACCTATCAAGACATCGCCAACTATGCGGTGATTAGCTTAATGATTCGTCGTAACCTCTGGAAATAATTTTATGGCCAACCTTAAATCCCTACAAGAAGTAGCAAACACAGCTCCCGGTTCTTACGTTTCCGGTGGCTTCCAAGCCGTCGTATCGAAAGTAAAACAACGAACGGCTAAAGCATCGGGCAAGATTTTCTATGCCTGCTCTATTACCGAAGGCAACCT